CCGTCGTGTCGGTCGCGGCGAGGATCCACGCGAGGCGGCGGGGGTGCATGACGATCACGTTCGGGCCGCCGAAGAAGTTCGTCTGAATCTTCTGAACGGCGTCGAGGATCTTCGGGTAGAGCTCTGCTACGGTCGGGCTTGCGTCGGTAAAGGTGACGGTGTTCCCGTTCCCGGTCTTCACTTCGTCGACGAGCAAGGCGTCGAGCTTCGTGTGATAGGCGGAGACGAGGTCGGCCATGACGAGGGAGTCGATGCCCGTGCCGCGCTCGAGAGCTTGACGGCTGACGTTCTGCTGACCTGCGATCGTCTTGACCGAGATATCGAGCTTCGTGTCGTCCATGTTCGTTTCCTGAACGGCGGAGCCTTCGGTCTGCTCAGCCACGGCGGAACCCGTCGTGACCTTCGAGATCGAGAGCGTCATCCCGTTCGCGGGAAGAGCGTGTTTACGGGCGACGTCGGCGAGAGGACGTCCGGCTCGCGCGTAAGGTGCGGCGAGGTCGGTGAGGAACTGAGGGACGACGAGTCCGGCGAACTGAGCCGTACCGACGTCGCGCTTCTCGATCTTCTCTTCCTGAGTGTGGCGGGCGAGACGCTCGCGGGCTGCGTAGTCCCCGAGGACTTGCGCGGCGAACGCGTCACGGATGAACGAGTTCTCCCCGTCCGGGCGGTAGGTGCGCTCTTCGCGGGTTACGCGGGAGACGACTTCGCGGGTCTCGACCTTCGAGCCGTCCACCTTGCGAGCGAGTTCGGCTGCTGCGGCCTTGCGGGTCTCGATGTCGGTGACTTGCGCGATGCGCTCGTCGAGCTTCTCGATCTCTTTCGCGAGGGCGGCGACGTTCGCCGTCTCGACGTCCGAGATGTCGCGGTTCTCTTCCGCTGCGCGGTTCAGAGTTGCGTCGATGAGGTCGGCCTTCTGCGATCGCTGCTCGTGGAGGCGGGTGAGGAATGGGTTCACGGTGTTAGTCCTTGTTGAGTGTGTCGTGCTGATGTTGCTCACCGGGTGCTCGTCGCTCCGCGTGGCGGGTGTCCCTTGCGGGGGGTGCGCTCTTCGCGGGCCGAGGGTGCGGCCTGAGATGGATACTAGCGGACGTCGGGCGCTTCTCGCAAGCTGCGTGAAGAGGCGATGATCGACCGGGCGAACGTGTTCCCGGCGTCTCCTCCCCATAGCGCCCATGCGATGCGTCCAGCGGACGGGTAGCCGGGTTCGCCGGGGCGGAAGCCTTGCGCCCGCTTGTCGATCGCGTGACGCGCGAAGTAGGAAGCCATGCGGACGACGGTCGTCCTCGAGAGTCTGCGCCTATTGACGATGTCTCTCGCCCGGGCTACGCCGATCGCAGTCCCTCCACGTCCGAACGCTTGACGCCATTCGAGCCCGCGGCGAGCTTCGGCTACCATTCCGTCCGTCGGAACGTAGCCCTCTTGACGTTCCTCTGAGATCGTGCGCTCTTCTGCGATGTTCAGGGCGGCGAGCTGCGCGAGCGCTTCCCGGCGCGTCCTATGGCAGCCTTCGACCTCGCCCGTCTCGTCCTTTACGACCGCATACCCGGAGCGGCAGTCGGGGTTAGCCGTCTCGATGTGCCACGGCATAGGAGCTAGTCGAGGTTCGGGAGAAGTACCCGGAGGGATTCGGTGACGCCGTCGGCGCATACCGCGTAGAGAGTTTCCCGTTGCGGGACTTCTACGGTGTGCGGCGAAGAGTGCTTCGCGTAGGGGAGGCCGTTCGAGGAGGTGACGTCTGAGCCGCCGACGTAGACGGTCGAGTTCCCGACGATCTGGATGTAGACGCTTCGATAGAGGTCGTCGGCTGCTACGACGAGCGAACGGGTCGAGGTGATGTCGTAGTTCTTCGAGATCACTTGCGAACCTTCGCGACGAGCTTCTCGATCGAGGCGAGGTTCGGCTTCTCGATCTCTTGACGGACGGCGACGATGTTCGCAGCGTCACCGTAAGCGCCGAACGTGACGAGCGAAACTTCCGCGAGGTGAGCCTTTATCCGGTTCACTACCCCGGCGCGCTTCTCATCCTTGAGCGGCTGGAAGCCGACGGAGAGGTTCGAGAGGACGCCGTCCCGGATGAGCTCGAGAGCTTCGTCTCCGGCTTCGGTCTTCGAGATTCGGAACTCGCCATAGAGTCCGCCGTCTCGTTCTTCGAGCATGATCGCCCGCCCGATCGGGGCGTCCGTCTTATGTTGGAAGAGGAGCTTTACGCGATTAGCGGCGCGGGTGACGTCACGGAAGACGCCCTTTCGGAATACTTCTACAAGGTTCGGCGAGATGCGCTGCTCGACGTCGTAGGGTACGGCGATTCCGACGATCGTCCGACCGTCTCCCTCTGAGCGGATCTCGAGGGTCGCGTCGTAGTTCCTACGCTCGATCGTCATCGCTGGAGTCCTCTTCGGTGTCGCTTTCTTCTTCGTGTGTTGAGACTACCTCGGCAGGGACGGGCTCTTCGCTGGTCGTCTCGTCGAGCGGTTCACGGTTCTCGAGTTCGCGCACTTCGTCGAGCGTGAGGAAGCCTGCGTCGAGTGCGATCTTGTGAGCTTCGTAACGGCTCTTCGTGTCCGGGCGGAGGAGGGCGTCGACGTTCATCTTCGCGAACTGTCCGCGCGGTAGGTACTCCGTCATCTTCTGCTCGATGCGCTGAATCCACGGCATGAGCGACCATCGCACGAGCTGAAGGTTCTCCTCCGAGACGTTCGAGTAGGTGCGGGACGAGTTCGGTGCGCCGAGGTAGTAGGCGGGGAGGCCGATCATGTTCGCGATCTCCGTAAGCGAGAACGCGCGAGTCTCGAGAAGCTGCGCGTCCTTCGCGTTATCGCTGAGCTGCTGGAACTTCGTCGACTCGTTGAGGACTGCGGGGGTGCGCTTCGTTCCGCCGTACTGTCTGAGCCATGCGGACTTTAGGGCGTCGGCTTCTTCTTGCGAGAGGTCGGGGTTCGAGGAGTAGATAATTCCGGTCGGCTGCGCGCCTCCGTCGAAGTAGCGCTGCGCGTAGGTGTTCACGGCGACGGCTCCGCCGATCGCCTGCCGCTGAGCTGAGAGGATTCCGTAGCCGACGTGCTCGCCGGGCATGGAGAAGCCCTTTATGTGGAGCACTTCGTCCGCCGAATAGTCGCGATTCTCGATGCGATAGATGAGTTCGCCATTCTCTCGGCGTACTTGTACGCGGTGAACTGCGACCGGGTAGAACGAGTCCGGGTAGCCGTTCACGCCGGGCTCTCCGAGAATCGCGACGTAGTTCCCGTGGATGATGAGGGACGCGACCATCGCGGAGACTGTCTCGATGCGTGTCTCCGTCGCGACGGGCTTTATCAATAGGTTCGGCTGCGGGTCGACGTACTCTTCGGAGCGGTAGGCGTGGAACGGTAGTCCGCCGATCGCGTCAGAGATGAGGGTGACGGCGCGCCAGATTCCGGGGACGGAGAGCGTCGAAGTCTCGTCGACGATGACGCCCGCGTTCACGTCCGGGAAGAGTCGCCCCATCCGTCCGGCTTCGTCGACGTAGACGTTCGGATAGGTGAAGCCGAAGCCGTTCGCGCGTTTCTCGCGGCGGAAGAAGTCTCGGAGCGCCATTAGGGGACGAAGTCTAGTAGATGGCGCTTCGAGACTTCACGGCGCTCTTCTTCTGAGTCGCCGAGTGCCATGCGAGGAGGATCGCGTAGAGCGGTGAGATGTCGGCGTCCGGGGTGTTCCGCTGGAAGAGCCACGTCTGACCGACCGCCCGGCGTGTAGCCGCTGCGATCGCTTTATCGAGTCTGTCGTCGCTCTTGACCTTTATCGCTTTATCGAGAACGGCGTCATAGAAGAGCGCGCAGGCTGCGACTACGTCCGCCGTCCGGTAGACGACGATCGGAACTCCGAGCGCTTTCAGCGGGTCGACGAACGAGGACGCCGGGCCGTATCCGTCGACGATGACGTTCCCCTTCCATCGTCGGTAGAGCTCGAGGACGCGCTGCTGAATCCACGAGACGCCGTCCCGGTTCTCGATGAGCTCGATGTTCCCGGAGCCGTCGCATACCGCGATAGAGCCTCGGCTTCGATCGAGCGCGACGTCGACGGCGAACGTAAGCGCCCCGGCTGGAGCGACCTTCGCAGAGCACGAGGCGAGCCAGACTTTCTGCGGGATCATCTGCTCGGATGCGGTGCTCCATACGTTGAGGTACGAGCGGCGGAACTCGTTCGGAGTCATGGAGCTCATCGCGTGTTCGACTGCCGACTCTTCGACGGTGAGCCCGAGCGCGGGCATGACTCGACGCCAGACTTCCCGGTCGAAGGGATCGTCGTCCGGGGATGCGCTCCACTCGAAGTAAGCGATTCCTTCTCCGATGTCTGCCTCGGCTGCTGCGCGCCCTTGATCGACCTTGCGCTTCAGATAGAGCGAGCGTTCCGTTCCGGCGGTCGAGACGACGACGATTTGAGCGTCCTTCTTCGTAGCCATAGTCGGGAGGAGAGCCTGCTCGCGGACGTCGTCCTCGTCGGCGAAGGCTTCGTCGATGATCGCAAGGTCGAGCGTCCGCCCGTGGCCTGCGGAGATCGAGTTCCTGAGGACTTCTATCCGTGAGCCGTTGCCGAAGATGATCGCTTCGTCTCCGTTCGCCCGATAGACGCGGTCGACGAGAGCGGCGAACGGTGAGCGTTCGATAATCGGAACGAAGTCGTCTAAGAGTTTCTGTCTGGCGTCGTGACCCGTCTGCGCCGTGTACGCGATGCGCTGCGAGCGACCGTAGAAGAGCGCCCGGTGAAGCATGATCGCAAGGATGAGCGTCGTCTTCCCGGACTGTCTCGGAACCGTGAGCACGAGCTCCCGATAGGCGGGTCGCCCGTCGAGCTGCTCCCCGAAGATGTTCACTACCTCCGCCTGCCACGGCATAAGCGGAAGCTGAAGCCCGTTAGCGACGAGCCCTATCTTCCCGCCGAACGAGTCCCGCTCAGCGCGCGGGCGTGTCGCGTAACGAGGCTTCGAGGCCACGGAGTACGTCGTCGAACTCATTAGAACGCTCCTCTCCTGCCTTTATAAGAGCATCTACCGCCTCCCGGTACTCCTTCCAGAGACGCGCATTCGAGGCGTCCTCCGGGTCGTCGAGCCGGGTAGCGAGACTGCGCACGATCGCGACCGTCGCCGAGTGAACCTTCCCGAGCGCGTCCTTCGAGTAGAGCCACGAGATGACGTCCTCGACGGCGTCACGATTCGACAGGATTCGCTGAGATTCTTTCGGATTCTTCAGGGATCGCCGCGACTTAGCCGGAGTGCGGGCGGAATCGCGTTTATTTGGCTTAGCCACGGCGACCCCCGAAACTTGACCTCGGAGAGATAAAGACGGGGACTGCGTCGGGGTGTTCCTGACGCTCAGGGAAGAAA